ATGGTCTACTTTCTGCGTCTGTAAAAATATTTAATGCTAATAGTCCATTAACCGAGTCGCCGTTTTGTACAATGTATTCGTTAAGCTGAACCGCTTCCATTAACTTTTTAAGTTGGGTTATTTCGTTCATTTTTATTCCTCTGTTCATTTTTAGTCTTCTGTCCGTTTAGATGGTGACATGAAGTATGCCGACGGGTTAACATCATCTGCGTACCCGCCGTCTTGCGCTTGTTTGTCAACATACTGGTCGTATTTTTTCATTAAAGATGCTACTTCGGTATCTAAGCTATTAAGAAAATTATCAAGATTCGCAAAAAAGGTATCTAATGCTTCTTGGCCACTGGATGGTGCATCGTATGTGGATTTGTCTATCTTTTCAGCGATTTTACTTAATAACTCAGCTAACTTGCGATGTTTAGTATAAAATGTTGTTTCTTCATTCACTTCGCTAACTGCTTCCATTAACTTTTTAAGTTGGTTTATTTCGTTCATTTGTGTATTCCTTTCTTTGCAGCACGTTTTGCCATATCAGCAACTATATCCTTCGCTTTGTCAACGTTCATGTCTGCGTCTGGAATATCTTGCTGACCTTTGAACTGTACCTCGTCCATATTTACATCTTTAATTACAGACTGAAGATGTCCTTTTTGTATAAGGTCCATTAGTGTATCTTTTGTTAATGGAATGCCAAGCTTGTTAACAATCGAAATAAAAGCAGGCGTACTTAGCTTAGAAGGAGAATTTTCATCTTCTGTACGATCTGCTATTAATTGGGATATCGCTGCTATCTGCTGTTCTTGAGCTAATTGATCATCAGCTTCGTTAATAATTGCCAAAGTTCGTGTAATATCTTTTATATTCATAACTATTTATTTATTTTTGTCTTAACGAAGTAATTAAAAATTCCCTCTTTCTCCTGATTGCGTTAACAATGAAGTTAATGCGTTAAGTAACTGGCGCATGTCTGTATATTCCATATTTACTCGTACTCGTACTGGGTACCTAATTTCTCTTGCAACTTCTTAATTAATGTAGTAAGATTTTCATCAGATGACATAAATTCATCTGAGCCGGATAACAGCTTTAACTGAGCCAATCCGTATGAAGACCAATATCTAAGTTCGTCTGGCGCATACGCGCGAATCGCATCTGTTAGGCGTTCGGTTATGTCAAATAATTCGTCTCGAATTTCTGTTAGTTCTTCAATGCCGTCAACAAGATCATCACGATCAGCATCTTCTTCAAGGTTTGGTTTATCGTCTAAATCTAGCTCGTCTGCATCGATTTCCATTTCTGAGTTTGCTACGTCTAGTACTTCTTCAACTTTTTTATATCCGTCACCAAAGCGAGGCTCGGTTTTTGCACCAATGCAGAATGGGTCTTCAGCTTCTTCAATGGCTTTAAGTTTGCTATAAGCCTCAACTAATATTTTATCACTCATTATCTTCTCTTTCTTCCTAAGTCTATTTCGTCGTCATCTGCTTCAAGATCAAGATCAAAGTCGCCTTCGTCACTTGGTTCGTCAAAGTTAAGTTCTGCATCTAAATCTAAATCAACATCAATTTCTTCGTCACCGCCGTCTAAACCGTCTAGGTCTAAATCACCTGGTGCTGCTACTTCTTCACCAGTTAGTGCTGCTACGGCATTGTTAACTTCGCCTTTTGCTGTCTCAAGTGATGTTGTTAGTTCGTCTAGTGATGATGTTAGTTGTGAGTTGAACGCTTCTGAAGCTTGGACGCCTTGTGCGTTACGAATGCTGTTTTCGATCATTGTCTGGATTTGGTCTGCTATGTCTTGTGCTGCGATTGTAGTCTGTGCTGTAGCAATCTCGCTTTCCATTATTGCGGTGTTTTGATTCTTTTTAGCTTCAATCATCTTACGCATAAAAGTTCGTGCAGTGTTTTTGTTTTGCAGAACTGCTTTCATAGATTCTGTAATCCGCAGTGCTGTTAGCTGTTCTTCAGATAAAGTGCCACCGTGTGCAGCAATCTTCAGTGCCTTAGTTAATAATTTATTCTTCATTTCTGATTCCTGTATTTGTATGTTTGCAGTTAGTTCACTTACCCGTTTTGTAGCGGCTTCATTTACCATAATTAATTTCATGTACGAGGCGTTATTTTCGCTCGAGTGAAGGTTTTCCTTTTGTTTAAACTCAGCAATCATGCCAGTAGTTTTGTTTAGAAGGTTAATCGATTCTTTTAATTTCAAATTACCTATTTTGTAATCTGCACCAAATTGGATTTTAATTAAATCAGCGACTGCGCTTGCGTCTACTGGCTTTGTTAGCTCGGATAAATTCATCATTAGTTCCTATAAGTTTTATGTATTTAGCAGATTCGACGCAGAAGTGTATTTGTTTCTTGTACTTCTGCCGAGAATTAATATCCTCGGTTAATCTCGCTAATAATATGGCGCGATTGGGCACACCATCTGGTTTTTCTAACGCATTCATTAATATATCAATATTTCCTTGCTTTGCTGAGACTAGATTGTCAAGATGTAGCATATGAGCTGCGGCAGCATATCTCCGGACGGTGGTTAGTATACACCACGCCAAGGCCACTTTCGATGTGGTAAACAATAGCGTCTCACTAAACTTGTGTGAAGATACTTTCCATCCAGCTGCTATTTCTTCTAATTTATAATCTCGGTACACGGTGTACTTATTACCTCGTTGGATAATTATCCGTTGGGCTAAGTCGTCCTGAGTTAACGCGGCCCGGGCAAGTTTACGAACTGATGTACGAATCTTATTATAATTCATAAGTCTCAAATCTTATGTTTGGTAATGGACTAATCCCTTCTAAATCTTTGTGCTCGTCGAGATCTGTTAGTAGCGGTACATTTGTAATATCTTCTTTAAGTCGGCCAAGCAGGTCACCGTCTTTTAAAAATACACCGACGTGATCAACATTAAATTCAAGGGTCCAGTCTTTGGCATTTACGGTGGTGTGTATGTCTAGTGGCTGGGCCCGTAACGAAATAATCTGTATTAGTGTCTCCCAGTTCGCCTGCTGTTGTCTTAGCTTAGTCCACTCTTCCGCTGAAGTTATTAAGTTACCGTTAACTTTTCTTGGTAGTAATCCTTCTTTGTAATTACGTACTACTCCGGTATTTGTAATATCAAAGTCAGTATGTATTTTAATGTGTTGTGGCATACTGTATTTAACAATACAGAAAGTCCGGCCATAAAAAAGCACTCCGGAGAGTGCTTTTTAATTTACTACGGTTAAGTAATAATTAGATTACAAATACAACTACTGTTTCACCAGTAAGTTCAGCTAACTTTGCAAAAAGTGTTGCTGCTGTTGTACCGTCTGCTAGTAAGTACGGGCTACCAACTGCGTCAACGCCTTCAACGATTAAGTTGATTGCTGTGTCGCCTGCTGCATACGCGCCGACTACAGAAACTGTAGAAATTGTTTGAATTGCTTGAACTGCTGCGTCAAGTTCAGGCCATTTAACATGCTCACCATCAACATCTGCTGGTGCTGCTGTTAATGTAGATACTGTAATACCTGCAATTGTACGACCAAAAAACTGATCACTCTGTGTAAAACCGTTTACTCGTGCTACTCCGGCCATTTTAATTCTCCTAATTTATTTTGTTAAATCAACCTTACGTTGTCTAACTATTGTAGTTATTTATCTTTCTTTCACGTTTTAACGATGCAAAGCCCGGTTTCGAGGATAGATTTAATAAGATTAATGTGCCGCAAAATTAGCTGCTGAAAATTTACCCCGTGGCACCAATTTTACAGGTCCATCGGGATGGGTAATAACGTATCCTTCTCCACCTTTTTGTCCACCGATGCTCTGCTGTACATCTGCTGGGTAAGAATCAAGTTCTGTAATTAGCCAGTCTTTAATCTTCATTATGCCCCGAATCAACGTCCATAACGCATTCACGCCCTTCTTGTTAGCTGTAAGGTACGCAGCTATGTTCGCACGTTTGTTATCAGTTAATTTTTCTGAGTTCAGCCACTGTGGGAAGTCCTTGCCTAAGTTCTCAAGTCCGCCGGATATCTTAACGCTGTTGTTTATGTACTTATAAAACAGTTGATGTATGTTTGCGATACCTTTGAGACCTGCTGGATTAAATAATTCCTTAATTTCTGCGGCATGCGCCTTAGCAAATGCCTCTAGTTTCTCAATGGGCTTTGTGTTAATTTTTGATGCCTGTGTTACGTAGACTGGCGATATAGCAAGTACATCCGTGCCACGAAGTTGGCGAATTGCCTCCTCTGTGGTGTTGAACTGATCACCAATGTACTTGTGAATTGTAATCCCTGTTTTACTTTTTCCTATTTGTTTACCTAGCTTAGAATCTTTGTGTACTTCGTATCGTACTACGTTCGGCTGGAATACATATCCTGTATGATCTTCTAGTCCTGGCGTGTTAAAATACATTAAGTCACCACTTAAAAATCCCCTGAAGTCCTTGGGCGTAGCTTTCTGGTACTCGTCAAATATATCGCCCATATTAGTTACAAACTGCTGCCTGGACTGGTCCATTGCTGGGTTTCTTCCTGCTAGCATTTTCTGTAAGTCCTTGGATGATGTTGCCTTGCCGTCATATCCTTTCGCTGCGAATCCGGACTTATCAGTAAGTACGAACGCGCCGTTGGCATCTCGACCAAAAACGATAGCGGGACTGTTGTGAATTAAGCAGTTTGCCTCACCGGTTTTAACATAGAAATTTTCAGTTGGTGTTGAAATGTCATGTTGTTCTAATTTTGAAATCTTCTTTATACTTGTAACCTTCATTGATAAATCCTTCTCTGATGTTATTAGCAATATTTAGTCTGAAATGGTTAACTTCATTATTGCCCTTAATTGTATTGCACAGTCGTAAACAGAATATTA